TTAAATATTACCCTTGTTGTTGTTGCTGTTTTTGTTTTTCATTCTCTTCTTCAATATGAGATATTAGTAACATTAAATATATTTCTTTTTCCCAAGGAATTAAATTTTCAACCTCAGTCAATGAGTACTTATGGTGTTGCATTAAATTAAAACTTGTTTGATAGTAATTAGTTACCGAATCCTGACCAAGGCTTATACGAAAAAAGATGCAAGACCCTCCAGAGTCTTAGTTTCCTTATGTCCACATATTCCGGCATTTTTTCCTTTACCATTCTTTGATTTACATTGTATCTCAAGTACCTGTCTTAATACTGGTACTGTATCAAAGAACTTTTGAATCTTAGTAAATGAATGATCAGGTAATGAATCAACAAAATCTTCTATTTCTTTTTTTGTATGATCTTTTGTTGAATAGACAGATTCCTTATCCCATATTGATTCAATACAAAAAGAAATAGTATTAAAAATGTTTTCTACATCTGACCCATCAGTACTAACAATATTTTGTATTTCCATTGATGGATAACGCATAGTTATACCAACATCATCCGATAGTGGTATTTTAGTATCATGACCTTCAGTTCTAGTTATTTCAATTTTCGTTAAATCAACTTGTGCCTCAATTGGCTTTTTACATTTACCACATTCAAAAGACATGTCTATAACTTCACCTTTTGATTTAGCTCTTAATTGTAAGAAGATGTATTCAATGTCAAACATTGGCATGTTTTGGACATCAACTTCTTCTAGGACACAATTTTTAATAATTTCTTTAATTGCGGTTGACATTTGTTTTTCATCTTCACTTTCCATCGCAATAAGGAGAATTTTTTCTTCTTTAACTAAGAAAGGTCTATAAGATATTTCCCTTCCTGATGATGGAATATTTAATGTATACTGAGGTACTGCTATTGTAGGTAATGCCATTTCATTCACTCCTTTTATAAAATAATGATATTTTAACCGTTATTGAAGAATTGATCTAGTGATTGAACAGCCGGTAAATTGTTCAATTGTTTTTTTATAATACTACCAAATTTAGGTGTACTAAAAGAAGAAAATGTATTTGCTAATTTTCCTCCTATTTCTTTAAATCCACTAAGAGCACCTTCTGTTCCTCCTTGTCGATCTCTTGAAGACTTAGCTGTATAGTCTTCATACGTTGCCCAACGGAATTGTATATCCGTTGTCATTTTTTGTATTCCTGTTGTTTCGTGTCCAAGTGATAAAGATGATATTGATTTAGGATATGCATCAATCAATTTAACTTTCATCATAACTTTTAAATCTTCTTCATCAACACCTGGTTCTTGTGCTGATAATTGATATATTGTCATTGTACTTTTATATTCATCATAATAATCTACACGACCTTGTTTATACATACCACTCATCCAATCATTAAAGAAATTAAATTCATGCATTTTATCACTCATATAAAAACCTAATGTTATAGGATTTTCAGGAAGCTTTTCATAAACATATTCTTTTGCAATTCCATAAGTCTTATGTGGCTTAGTTGCCATAGTATAACCAGGAATAGAAAGAGATTCACAATTCAACATTATACTTTTTAAGCGATCAGAACTATATGAAGTAAACATTTCTTTTGGTGGAGTAATAAGAATACGATACAAATAAGGTCGTGAAAACAAACCACTTTTTGTAACATTTGCCATCATTGTGTTTATACTATTATTTGGTGTCTTTATTTCTTTAAATTTATCTGTAATGGACTTTGGTGTTACTTCACTATCACGACCAACACCAAAAGGTATATTGGCACCAATAGTGAATCCACCTACTTTGAATCGTCCACCTATGTTAAATGACATTTTTTATCCTCTCCCTGATTTTCTTATTTCTTTTAATGATTCTTTCCAAACTCTTTCAGGACTATATATTCCCATTGATGGAGTAACAAATTTTTCTACTTTAGGTTGCTGTAAAATCTGATCCCAATCACCTGTATCTATTTTTATTACTTTCCCACCTCTTATGTTTTTCATTTTATAGTGTCTATAACATACACGAGCAGGCCTATATTTTCTTACTTTCCACATAAAGTTTAGAAAATATTTAGAAAATGCTATTGGTGATTTATACAAGTCTGGACTAAGACCTCTTAATTCATTTAATAGTGATAATCTCATTACTGGTGGTAAATAATGAAAATCAAGTCCACGGAAAAGACTACTACCACCAGACCCTCCACCAGCCAATTCAGAAACACCTTTAAAATCTGGTACTTTACCTAATGAAAATACTAACGGGTACATATTGTAAAATCTATTAGTAGGTTCATTTGTAATGTATTTAAAGAAATAAAATTTAGCAGAGTAAATTCGTCCTACTCTTTGACCTTGTATCTTATTTATAGATTCCATGTATATATTTATAATAGTTTTTTAGATTTCCTGGATGGTATATCTAGTTCCTTCTCTGTTAAAATTACAAATTCCCATCCACGTTTCTCTGCCCATTTACGAGCTGCCTTCCATTTAGCCTGATTCATTAAGAAGGATTTAAGATTTTTGACATAAGCTGGAGTCTGTTTTTTAGGTTTCCTTGGTGGTTTACATTGAACTGCTGGTTTCACTTCAATAATAAACTTTTTATGTTCACCTGTAGTCGATTGTACTTTAACGTAGAAATCTACAAAATAACGTCTAGTTTTCTTCTCTACTGGACTATAATAGGGTATGACTATATTCTCTGATGCCCATTCAAGTACACTAGGAGCTCTATCTAGGTATTTCATATATTTCAATTCCCAAGTTGAGCGGTACTCACATTCTTGGAGATTTGCAACATATTTTTCTTTATTTTGTACTACATATCTACCAACTCTGGGCCATTTTTGTTTTTTCTTCATTGAAACTCTTATAAATATAGTTATAATAAGTATTTATACAGGGACAGAGAAAAATCATGAACAATAAATTTAGTTTTGGGTTAGGAAAGTTTTTTGCTGATTCAGATGATCATCCAGGAAATAATTCCGAGAAAAGAGTTTCATCTAGTGGTAGATATGGAGATAAAGATGGTCTACCAACGTATAGATACCCTATATATATTGACAATTGGAATGGAGATGACGAAACACCAGTAATGCACGAATGTATTCATTTTACAGCTATAAAACAAGGTGGAATTTCTTTAAAGAAACCAGCAGATAGAGCTAGTGCACAAGCAGCAGCAGATGCACAAGTTGATAATACAATAATAAGAGACAAATCTGGTATAGGAAATGGAAGTTCAGGTTCGTTTGTTGCTGAAGGTTTGAGTGGACTTATTCCAACTGCTCAACTCCAAGAGATACTAACAGCATCTTCAGGGATATCTAATGCACAAAAGGAACTTCGAGCAGACAATGGTGATTCTAAGTCTATTATTGATAATTTAATAACTAAAACACCAAAAATTGATAAGTTTGTTGGTGGTCAACTTAAAAATATACAAGCAGGTGCAAAAAATCAAGAACATTGTTTTTTATATATGCCAGCTTCTTTAACCTCTTCGGATGGTGCTCAATGGGGAGCAGAAGGACTTGGTGCAGCAGGAAACGCTATTAAGCAAACACTCCGAAAAGAAGGTAATGTTGATGACATATTGAAAAACTTTTCTGGTGGTGCCGTAGCTATGCTTGGACAAGCAGTAGCAATTGCTGCAGGAGCTGCTGCAGCAGGACCATTAGGAGCAGTTGGTGCTGCAGCTTTGTTACCAGGTATAGGTGGTGGTTTAAGAGCAGCAGGAAGATTTGCACAAAATCCTTATGAAGAACAATTGTTTAATGGAATAGGTTATAGAGAGTTTCAATTTGAATTTTCATTAGCACCTTCTAATGAAGCAGAAGGTATACAGATTGATAAGATTATTAAAATGTTTAGAACAAACTCAAGACCAAATTTTGTTGATGGTGCTTTAGGTGAAGGTCTTTATACTTTTCCTAATGAATTTGGTATAGAATTTCTTATGCATCATAACGGTGTATTGAGTCAAAATACATTTTTACCAAAAATTCATAATTGTGTTTGTACTAATGTAACTACTAATTTTGCACCTGAAGGGTTTTGGGTAGCGTTAAGAGATGGGAGACCTGTTTCTTATACTCTTAGTTTAGCATTTACAGAAACTAAAAAACTTACGCAAGAAGACATAAAGGTTGGGTATTAATATGGCATATTTTACATATTTTAAAACAATGGGTTATGATGTTCGAGGAAGTACACAAAAACGCGAAGTTGATGCTGTAACTAATATACTTCAACGAGTTCGTTTAAAGTTAGATCATGTAAAATATAGAGCGTTATTTGCACAACATATAATCATTGATGGTGAGACACCAGAATTTCTAGCATATACATTTTACGGTGATTCTACATTACATTGGGTTATTTTATATGCACATCAGGTAACTAATCCATACTATGATTGGCCTTTAACATATCAAGATTTATCAAAATATGTTACTAAAAAATATGGTGTTGGTAATGAATATAATTCTAACCGTTATGAAGACCAAGATAATTATGTGGTAGATTCAACTGTACCTGGTGCAGTCTCTGTTAGTAATTTCATGTATGAAGAGCGATTGAATGATGATAAAAGACAACTAACGGTTATTAGGCCAGACTATGTTAGTGAAGTTGTTAAT